ACAGGCGCGACACTTATATGGACCAAGTTACTGTAACACGGAAAGCAGGAGGGACCTGGAATCTCTTTACAAGGTCAGGTGCCATATCTATCACGAGGATGGAGCAGCGCCGGGCACTGATGTCGGAAGATATCATTTCAATGACTGTCGAGAGCTCCACTGCACTAACATTCGCAATAGGTGATTATATCACGGTTGCCAGCAGAACTTATACCCTAAATACACTTCCCAAGGCCGCAAAGGGCGGAATGAGGTCATTCAGCTATGAACTTACCTGGGAAGGAAGACAATATGATATGCTTCGAGCCGCATTCCTCGATGCAGCTTCTGATGGTACAAGCATTTATGCGGACTTCTCAATCACGGGCGACCTTGAGTCGCTTATGAACATTCTCATCAACAACCTTGACCGGGTATACGGATCCGGGAAATGGATTCTTGGGGTGTGTCCGGAATCCAAGACTGTTACCCTGACATTTACAAATGAGAACTGTCTTTCAGTACTCCAGGCTCTTTGTTCTGAGGATAACTTCAATGTTGAATTCGAAATAACCGAGAGTGCCGGAGTATGCACAATAGATCTTAGGGCATTTGTCGGGGTCACGCATGATGAGGTCTATGAGTATGGTCGTGGCAAAGGTCTCTACGGGCTCCAAAGACAGACGGTCAGCAATAAAAATATAATCACCCGGCTCTATGCCTTTGGTGCAACCAAGAACCTCCGGACGGATTACCGGGGTTACTCCCAGAGGTTGAAGATTCCATCAGTCGATCTTTCGTACATTGAGGATGCTTCATCTCTGGCTACTTTTGGACTCATAGAGGCAGTCAAGACATTTGAGGATATATTTCCTCACCGGACCGGTACAGTTACCTCCCTGGGCGCGACAATCTACCAATTTGTTGACTCTGCCATGGATTTCGACCTGAATGCCACCGACCCGGTCTCAGGCGATTCTCTATACCTTCTAAACGGCACTTCCGCAAAGATCCATTTTAATACCGGCAACCTGGCGGGTTATGAGTTCGAGCTTTCGAGTTATGACCATTCTACCCGGACCTTCAGGATCAAGAGAATTGTTGACGAAAGAGGGCTGGAGTTTCCCAACGAGGATTCCACGGCCTTCCAGATCACTCCGGGTGATGAGTATGTGCTCGTTGATATCTGCTTGCCGGATTCTTATGTCACTACAGCTGAAGCAGAGCTCCTTGCTGCTGCCGAGACATACCTGCAGGAAAACTGCCAGCCGCGGGTACAGTATGCACTTACCTTTGATGAGATCCACCTGAAACGTTATGCTGAGGGAGCAGCTGAACTCTTTGCTCCTGGGGACAATATCCACGTCACGGATACTGATATTGGAGTGGATAAACTTATCCGGATCCGGTCACTTACCAGAGATCTCATGGCAGATTACCGGTACAACCTTGAGCTCTCAGATGTTCAGCAGCCCACTATCATACAGCGCCTTATTGCCGAGAACATTGAGAACCGGAAGGTGATCGCCATGAATAGGTTAAGCGATCCTGCTCGCGCGCGAAGAAACTGGATGGCAACACAGGAGCTCCTAGACATGACATTTGATCCCGATGGGTACTTTGACGGCACCAGGATAAAACCTGAGAGCATTGAGACAATGATGCTCAGTGTCGGGACCCGGAGCCAGCAGCTCACACTCAGTGCAGTCATTGAACCTAACTATGGAGGAGATCCGGAGGATGTTAACGTTACCGGCGGCGCACTGGCGCATTATGCCATCGAGGATGATATAAGGTTATGGACCATCACCGGCGGAAGTCTGACGCTCTCCTCTACTGCCTCAATGTACATATATGCCAGGTGCGAAAGGGTAGGATCCGCGGGAACTATCATGTTCACCACTGATCAGATCAAGGTTGATGAGAATGTCACCTATTATCATTTCCTGCTAGGGGTCCTGCATGCTGTGGTTGACGGTGTGAGGTGGATCTCCCTGACTTATGGGGCTACAGCCATCAACGGGAGATATATCAGGACCGGCCGGGTTATTTCACAGGACGGGCTTAATTATTTTGACCTTGATCAGAATCAGTTGATGATGGGTGACGCCAGCAGCTCGCTTGACTGGAATGTTACGGCTCCTAACCAGCTTACCCTGAAAGGTGCTCTCGTGCAGAGCTCCGGTGGAACAACCTTCCCGGTACCGTGTTTCCGCGGTGCTTATAACTCCGGGTACACATATTATAGGGGAGACACGGTAACATACGGTGGATCCACCTGGCAGTTCATCAATAGCACTCCCGCAACCGGGCAGACCCCTGCCGAGGGAGCATATTGGACAACATATGCGGCTGCAGGGGAGGACGGAGCGGAGGGTCCCCAGGGGCCGGCCGGCGCCGACGGCGTTGATGGTACCGATGGAATTAACGGCACCAATGGCATATCAATCATTTTCCAGGGATCCTACGCCAGTGAGGCAGCGCTCATAGCTGCAAAAGGAGCATTGCAAGACGGTTGGTCCTATTATAATACCACAGACAAGAAGTCTTATGTAAGGTCTAGCTCAACCTGGTACCAGATGACTGTTGACGGTACTGATGGCCAGGATGGTGAGAATGGATTGCCAATTGTCTGGATGGGAGAAAGTTCTTCACCGCCGGCAAACCCGGTAACCAACTGGGTCTATAAGGACACAGATAACGGTTACGTCTATATTTATAACGGCACTGCCTGGGAACTTATGGTTTTGGATGGTACCGATGGTGCGACGGGAGCAGCTGGGGCTGACGGCACTGACGGTCTGAGCGTATTCATTACCTACCATGATAACCCAGCATCAACTCCGCCCAGCACACCAACAGGAGATGGCACCACCGGTGGCTGGCATACGAACGCTACAACAGCAGTAGTATGGATCTCGCAAAAGATTTCTGCTTCTGCCTCCTCTGGAACCTGGGGCACTCCCATAAGAATCAAGGGTACTGACGGAGTAAACGGTACAGATGGAACTGACGGTATCGATGGTGATGATGGCAATTTTACGGAATTCAGGTACGCTAAAAACGGAAGCACTTCTACTCCTCCAAGCATCGTGGTGACAGATCTGGCTCCATCAGGATGGGCTACCACGCCACCATCTACCGGGGCTCTGGAATATCTTTGGTTCACCCGTGCTGTAAAAAATGCCGCAGGTACAGTATTAATATCCAACTGGACCACTCCTGTAAGGATAAAAGGCGAGGTGGGAGCCACAGGTGCAACCGGTGCGACAGGAGCAACCGGACCTGCCGGCCCTTCATCAGTATATCGTGGTATTTATGCTGCCGGCACAACCTATTACGGCACTTCAACCAGGGTTGATGTGGTACAGTATTCAGGAAGTTATTATGTTGCCCGAACAGATGCACCCGGGGGAAGTTTCTCCGGGATCCTGCCTACAAATACCAGCTACTGGAATTCCTTCGGAGCAAACTTTGAAAGCATTGCTACTGGCCTGCTATTTGCAGAGCTTGCCTATGTTGATAACCTTGGGGTCAGAGTTTTCGAGGGATCACCTACAACTCAGGGAGATCTAACCGGGACCGCAACCACTCTTGTGGCAAATGTACCTCTGGAGCCTCAATGGTGGTCTGATCAAACTTACTTGATGGGCGAAAAAGTCTCTAATGATGGGACAAACTATATCGCCGAAGATATGACTTTAGGTGATGAACCACCTTCTACCCCTTGGTCAACCGATACTCCTCAGCCCGTAAAAAGGAGAGACAGGATCACACTATCCGGTACTTCTGGCAGGGCAAATATCTCTGTTGGTGGTGTTACAAGACAGGCAATTTTTAACCAGACACTCGCAATAACCGCTTCTGACTTTGTTGCCAATCATGCTGCAGCATATCTTGCGGCGGGTATCGTTGTAACGTCTTCGGGAGCCGACTTATACTTCGAAGCATTGGTTGCCGGAGTTGACTTTTCGGGTTCAACAGCAATTGCCAATGCAGTTGAAACGTTGCTGGGAGGTATAAAAATCGTTGGTAATGATATATGGGAGAATAGTGTCGATAGCGACAGTGGAGCGCTCAAAATCAACATGAAGGGCTACAACGGCGGATATACACGGGCGCGCGCTCTATGGATCGGCGACGGGAAGGGAAGCGCTGTGATGCAAATTGGTTCCGGATATTTTGTGGTGAGCGCCGCAAGCATCAGGCTCCTTGGCTTGCCAACCAGCAGCTCGGGCCTGCCTTCAGGATCTCTTTACAGGAGTGGAAGTGATTTAATGATTGTACCATGATAAAAAAATTAACACTTACCCTGGTTATAGGGTTGATGATCTTTGCCCTTTCGTCATGCGAAAGAAAACCTGATTGTATGTGGTGTACAACAGTAGCAATCGCGCCCGAGTACGGAACCATCATTGGTGAAGGTTATGCATGTGGTCAGACACTTGAGATAATCCAGGAAGGACAGTATTATCAGACTGATCCTGAAACCGGTGACCTACGCCTGGTAATGACCCATTGCGAGGAAAGGTAATGGATACAGATGAGTTATAAAACATTTATGCGAATGTGAATTACAGTAATGCATCAATTTTTAACTTTAACCATCGAACTACAATTATAACAACTTAATAAACAGCGATATGAGCAGAAACGGAACACAGGACGCCCTCCAGCCTTCGATGTTCGGGGCAGTCACCAACCTTGCTACTGCAAATTTCTCCCTCCCGGGGAACCAGCAGTTTCAGGTCAAGAATGAGGGAACTGCCGCTGTCACCCTTGAGGTGATTCCGGCTGACGATGAGACCGAGACATACGTATCTACGGTTTTCGATCCGGGCTGGAATGTAGAGGTGGTCAGGAAGATCAAGTTGAACACCGCGTCCCTTTCACTGAAGTGGGGCTTTTAATTGCAGCTTGGGACATGAAGATAAAGATCATTCTCCACTTTGTGGTTACATTCTTTTTGGCCCAGGTGGTATACACCTTCCTGCCGGCCACAATCGGTATTGATCCATATTGGGGACCAATTATCCCGGCCTTGATTGCCTTTTCTGCTGCCTGCCTGGCGGGCATTGGAAAGGAATTGTGGGATAAGTACCACGATCATGAGAGCATTGATGCCGGAGATCTGACAGTTGATTTCTCAGCTGCCATCTTCTGGCTCATTCTGCCTAAGATCGCTGAGGTAATGCCCTGGATGTAATTAACCATATGTCGAATGCCTGGCCGCGCCAAAATATCACCCATGATACCTTGCTCTAAAGAGGCTGATATTGCCGAGATCAAAACAGAAATACGAGACATTAAGCTACTTGTAAAAGGTAATGGCAAACCCGGTATTTATGATGATGTGCTTGAGATAAAGACGACCCTGCCTACCCTAAGAAAATCAATTGATGAAATGGGAGAGGGGTTCGAAAAGTCATTCTCGACGCTTGAAGGTAAGGTGCAGCAGCTATTGGACAAGAGAATCGTAGATGATACAGAAAAGAACCTAAAACTGACTGCCAAGCAAAAGATGACAGCCATAATAATGGGAATCATCAGTGCTGCCGGAGTGATCGTAATGATTGCTGATATGTATCTGAAAAACAAAGCCTGATGAAAAAGCCTCCCTTTCAAATCAAAGTGAACCTCCTGACCCTGATTAAGTGGGCCCGGAAGATCTGGAAGTGGAGGAGGAAGAAAATTATTGAAAACCACCGAGACAATGTGCCTGAAGCATCTGTTTAAGAAACCTGAGCCTCCGAAGCCTTTTGAGTACGGCAATAACTGCCTGCTTCATGCTTCTATCAATGACTATCCAGGCACGGGGAGTGATCTTAATGGTTGCAATAACGACCAGGAGGATTTCATCAACTATGCGGATGGCCGAATCGGAGGGATCTCTTTCAGATACCTACAGGACAGCGAGGCCACTCCATCAGCCTTTGAGAGGGAGATTCGGGCGGCTTATAAAGCTATGCCGTATGGCTTGCTAACGGTATGCTACTCTGGTCATGGAACCTACGAAAAGGACTCTAGCGAACCTGATGGCTACAGCGAAGCACTTTATATGTGGGGCGGAAAGTTTACGGACGACAGGTTGATAGCTCTTGCTAACGAAAAGCCAGCTGGACTAGATCTTGTCTTCATTCTTGACTGTTGCTTCGGACGGGGAATGGCTCGTGACTTTGGCAATCCGAGCTTCAGTGTTCCAAGGTTCCTGATGACTGATCCGATGCCTGAAAATTACCGGATCACGCGCTCACTTACCCGTGAACCTCATGACTGGCTGGTCATATCAGCATGTGCTGAAAATCAGACTGCTGCTGACGCCCAGTTTGGGGGACGCTACAATGGAGCCTTCACCTACTATGCTGTCAGGACTCTTGAAAAGGGAATCACTTACCGCCAATGGATGGAGAGGATCTGGCAGAATTTGCCAAGCCGCTCCTTTGATCAGATTCCAGGGATTGATGGGCCCGAGCGACTGTTTGAAAGGAAAGTATTTGAACCCATTCTATTTTGATGTATAACTAAAACCAAACGTCATGACACAACAGTTTTTCAAAGGACTTTTAATGATGCTGATCACAGTATTGGTCAGCGCCTTTTCTACGCAGCCCGTAGACTACCCACTGCTTGCAGTAACTGCGGTGAGTACTATTCTTGTCTACACCGGCAAAAACATCTTCACGTTCTTCCACTCTGACTCTCCTGCCGGATCCCTTTCGTGGATCAACCTGGCGTCGGGGATTCTGATAGCGGTTGGAACAGGGATCCTTCAATCGGCAGGAACGTTCCTGATAGAGGGGCAGATCATATGGAGCTCCGTTTGGCTGGTCGTAGCCTCTGCCGCATTTACCTACCTTGGCACAACGTTCTTCGCCCCGCAGCATTCAACCACTAAGGTCCGGGGTTTTATTTCCCCAGCAGCATCGAGGGCACTGAAGAGATCCGCGGTTGTCATTACCCTACTTTTTATGATAAGCATCGGAGCTAACGCACAGTCACCTTTTAAGGGATTTTTCCACGAAATCACGCCACAACTAGTGGCAGATAACGCAAAGGCACCTGTTAATGGTACCTGGCTTGTCAGATGGGACGTGGGTCTTACCTGCCCGGCTATCGGACTTAAAACCGATGAGGCAGGCAAGATCATTGGCACCGAAGGGAGAGACTTCTCAAAGCTCTTTGGTGGCTTCCTGTTCACTCATGTTAAACCTGACGGAATGCGCGACTGGGGAGTTGGCGGAGGAGTAACGGTACCCTACATTGAAGGCGGCCGATACGGATTTGCTGTACTAGGTGGTTATTCTGTATTCAGGGTAGGGTTTAATTACGATTTCGGACTGCCGGCAGCTCAGGGAATATCATTCCTTGGAGGCATAACCGTTGACCTGTTCAATCTCACCGAATGATCTCTTTTGCGATTGGTTAATTTCTGATTTGGGTTAGGTTGTCAATCCGGAGTGCGTTTTAAGAAAGCAAGATATGAGCAAATACACTTTGTCTGAGAGAAGCCTGAAAAGGCTAGAGGGAGTAGAGGAGGACCTTGTTAAGGTCGTCCATCTTGCAATAAAGCGCACTCCGGTTGATTTTGGAGTTGCATGGCAGGGAGGGTTACGTACACCCGAAGAGCAGAACCAGCTTTTCAAAGACGGATATTCCAAGTGTGATGGTCACGAAAAGCTGTCTAAGCATCAGTTTGGCGAGGCTGTGGATCTCCAAGTGTATGTTGGAGGGACGGCAGTACAGAGCGAAAAGATGCAGTGTATTGTCGCCGGCGTTATAGCTTCTTGTGCTTTAGAGCTGGGCATTACTTTAAGATGGGGCGGGGATTGGGACCAGGATGGAGATATAAGAGACAATAAGTTCAATGATCTCTATCATTTCGAGTTAGTCAGACGGAACGGTTAATAAAACGGCAAGAAATGGGACTTTTAAACGGAATAGCAGCGGCGATATCAGCTACGAGAATTGCTCCTCCTGCCCCAACAGGTTTAGTAGCAACTGAGATTAACGATGGTCAAATAAACTTAACCTGGGATTCTATCAGTGGCGTTGACTTTTACAGAATTTACTATGGGACTGATGGTTTGACATTTGCATCCACGACAATATCTGAAACTAATAGTAAATCAATTACATCGCTTATAGATGGGACGATTTATTATTTCTTTGTTACAGCCACTTGGGGATCTAAAGAAGGACAAGCTAGTCCCGTGGTTTCTTGTTGCACAATTCCTTCAAAATTTCTTACAGCAAACGTAAAAGCATGGTATGATTTTACGGATGCATCTCTTAAAACAGTATCATCTGGTAGAGTAATTCAGATAAACGATAAATCCGGCAATGGTTACCATTTAATCGCCCCCAACGAGGCAAAAAGGCCCTATGATCTGGGAATAAATGGTATTCAGGGACAAGGAGGGCAGTTTGCTTCAGCTGGCGTAACACTGCCCATGGGTTCATATACTTCTTTTTTGGTTGGTAGGATAGATACATTTGAGACCGCCAAGATACTTTTACAAAATGTAATCAGCACTAATCTCAGTGGGGAAATCCACAGAATCGCACAGAGCGGATGGAATCCTATTTATGCCGAAGTACCGGCTGATGGAATATGGTTCTTGGTGTCATCAGTAGTGAGTGCTACGATCACTGATATCCTTCAGATCAACAATGGTACTGCTATAAGTCTTCCGAACAATAGCAATCAAACGCCGATCCTCTGTGTGTTAGGTAATGCGAACTTTACAGGATACCTCTATGGAGCTCTTAAGATGGCTATCATAATTGATGAATCCCTTGCGCCGACAGATGTAGCAAAGGCGAAAACCTACTTAAACTGGAAATATGAGGTTTTTTTTTGACCATTAGTTCCACAACTGAAGTATTATCATCATCATCAGAAATATCATCATTAGTATAATGGCACAGCAAATAATAAACAACGGGAGTTATGATAATGATCTATCGGCAGAATCGGTCAGGACGTCATTTGAAAAAACTAAAAGTAACTTTAGCGAGTTATATACCGAACAGAAGTATTTGTTTGGGGAGCTAATTTCCCAGTCTGCTATCCCGGTTAATGATTCAGCTGATTTGTATGCACATGACAGTGTCATTTATGTAAAGCAATTCAGTAGCAAGGAATATGCATTCATTGTTTATCAATGTGATAGAACAACAAAGAATGAATATGCTACAACCATGGAAATTAGGTTGATAATATTTGACTTGCAAACAAGGTCGGTCATGTCAAATATTGAAGTACTGAAGGGAAATACAACTTATGGGGCAATCACAACGCATGATAGCGCCTGTGCAAAGCCAAGAATACATGACCTCGGCAGTTCCCTGCGAATCGTTGCCGCTAATTATCAGACAATATATTATCGTGATTTATCTTTAACTACTCTTGAATTGGGGTCTTTAAACGTACTCCAGTTTACAATAAGAAATGCTTCTAATGACGGATGGGATGCCTCTCCTATTGACGCTACTGAGACAAACCTAGAAACGCATTGCTTCAGATGTACTGGCAAAAATTTTCCTACAGATGGTGCAAACCCGATAATGCCTCATTGTGGTGGCATTGATAATGTTCAATCCAGGGTGATTGGAGCCACGACATATTATTACTGCAGTTTTGAAGCATATTTCCCGAATTACGGTGATTATGGGATCGCATTTTTGGCAGAGAGTACAGACAAAATTAACTGGAGGCTTTATCCTCCGATTGCAGTAGACGATGCTACGTATGTTAATAATAGAACGTCTGAAACATCTTTCATTTATATAAATGATAGATGGAATGCCGTGAGCAGGGCAACTGCAAATCTTTATTCATACTCACTGGATGGAGGATTTACGTGGTCAGCTCAAGAACCATTTGGGATTTCTAATAGCACTTCACCCAAAAAGGGAGCTGATTATGCTAATATACGAAAGGGTTTAAGTACCTATGTTCCTACTGCATTTTTCGCTTATAACAAAACCACAGAAATCTACAAGGCAACATATGGTCGTTGTACCTTAGCATTAGCGATCACCCAGGATATGATAAATTTTACCGACATCGCGATAATCAATAATTACAGGACTAACCATTATCCATCTGTTCATTATTTAGAGGGATTTCTTTATCTGGTATTCACAACTAGTATGAAGGCAACAAATACAGATCGTAATACACTTATGCTTTCCAAAATAAATCTTTGGAGGCAATTTAAAATATAACCGATTCGATTATTAGATTTTAAAAGCGGGCGGTAGGCTTTGATTGTCTGCATTTCGATAGTCTGATAAATCGCCCGTGGATCCGCCCGCAAGTGTGTTGCGACACTTTAAAAAAACATTTTATAGGCTAGAAAGAAAGTTTAATGAAAGATATGAATTTTTCTTCTAATTATCAGAGTATTATCAAGAAGGTGTATCAGGAATTAAAAAAACTTGACAAAGTATCTTTTTCGTAATACCTTTGTTTTGAAAGTCATAGATTTACACGAGGAAAGAGATTTGAGTGGGGTACTTTCATGTTTTAGAATACATGACGAAGTTGCGCATTTGTATTCAAGTATAAACCTAAAACGTGAAAAGCCATGCCAACGCAAGAGTCTATTACCGAGACCTATTGGTCTGTCTGCTGGAAGTGGATTATTCCTTACCCATGTAGAAAGCACAGAACTGTAACAAAATGGTGCTACAACTTCAAGACATTGAAGGTTTATTACTGGGTCTTCTTCAGCTATAACGAAGGTTGTGAAGATGGTATTCTTTATGATTGGTACTCAGCTTGCTTTAATTTGTTTGGTTCACAGACATATTACAACATCCGAAAATGTTTCAAATCGAAAAGAAATGTAAAAGGAAAGTGTTCTTAGGTCTCTTCTCTATTCTTTTCTTACTTTATGGATTGACACGCTAATTAATTGATGATCATGGAGGACATTACCACATATTTGTTAATTGGAGCAGGAATTACCTTTGTTAGTTTAACCTTAACTAAACGCAAGGGCATTCGGAACTACTTGTACTTTCAGCTGCTTATGCTTATTGTCGTAATTGTAATTCTGATACTTTCCAAATAGTAGTTTAGAGGGTCCAGACAATTTCGATCTTCATGCAAGGATTTGCCTCTCGGGAATAAATTGCCGTCAGGGACTAGTTCTTTAACTTACTAATTTTGACTAACTACTTAATTCTGTAGATAATTACAGGTGAATTTTCTTGATTAGTAGATTTCAAATTCATAAATTTACTCCTGTCTGAAATATAAGTCTATGAAGGTAGTAGTCTTAATTGCCATTTTGGCAATGTTGGTTCTCGCTGGATGCGAAGATCCTGGTTCATATTCATGTGATAGCTCAAGCCCAAACAGGGTGGGTGCGGTATGTAATGATGGCACAAGTTCTACCTCGGTTGGATCAGGAACCTGTTCGAGTCATGGTGGCGTGAATTACTGGCTCTGCAATTAAAAAAGTAGTCAGAGAATAGAAGATCTCCATGAGTTTAAGATACCAAAAGCGAGTTAATCTGGGCAATGGGCTTGGCCTTAACTTCAGCAAAACGGGGTTGTCTACTAGTTACAGAACAAAGTATGGATCAATTGGATCACGTGGCTTTTCGATCCGGACCGGGATTCCCGGTTTATCCTTTCGATCTTACTTTGGAAAGTCGAGAAAACCTGAAGAGCAACTTATAGGGTTAGTTGTAATGTTATTTGCAGTGGGTTTCATTTTGGCAGCTATCCTCATATGGAATTTATTCCGGCTATTAGTGTGGGGTGTAAGTGAAACTGGAAGGAGTTTAAAGAGAAAGCGTAGAGATAAGGCAGTATTGAATATGGCATTGACTAATCGGGATCCAAAGGTCACATTCCATCAGGTGCCGGTTGATGCCATTCGGGCAATGAAGGGAAGAGCACTTATCAAAGAACTCCTTGTCGCTCCTGAGGAAGAGGCCGAGGCTGGACAGTATATTGCTTCCTTAGGGTCAAATGAGAATTTAATTAACATTGCATCTCCCTTCCAAGGAAAGATCATTTTTGTAAAAAGCGCAGGAGAAAAGGTAAAAGAGGGAGATTTCCTTTTTATTGTAAACTCGAATTAACAATGAAAAGGGGAAATTCGATCTCATTCAAGACAAGGATCTTTAATCTGGTTGATAAAGGTTCTCATGGATCCAAAGGCGACCTCCTCTTTGACTACTCAATAGTCATTTTAATCCTGCTCAATATCCTAGCTATCATTCTTGAATCTATCGCCCCGCTAGGCCAAGAGTATGGACGGGCATTCAGACTATTCGAAATATTCTCAGTAGTTATATTTACGATTGAGTACCTGATGAGACTTTATGTCTCAGAAATGACTCACCCAGCCAAAAATAGAGCTAGCTCTCTTCTGAAATTCATTTTTTCTGGATATGGGTTAATTGACCTCCTGGCAATACTTCCTTTCTACCTTCCTTTTATATTCAAAATAGATCTGAGGTTCATCAGAGCATTGCGATTGCTTCGTTTCTTCAGGATATTCAAAGTGAACCGGTACAATAAGTCCCTGAGGTTAATTGGAGATGTGGTCCGGGAAAAGAAAACGGAGCTTGCAATTACTGGATTTGTAGCATTCATAATCCTTCTGGTTGCATCGATTCTTATGTACTACATTGAAGGGCCCGTTCAACCTGACAAATTCCCAAATATTGTCGCATCCTTTTGGTGGGCAATTGCCACATTAACAACCGTGGGGTACGGAGATGTCTTCCCCATTACAGCGCTCGGTAAAATCGTCAGCGGATCAATTGCAGTCATGGGAATTGGATTGGTGGCACTTCCAACGGGTTTGATCAGCGTTGGCTTCATTGAAAAGATAGGCAAGAAAAAGAAGGAAATAAAAAAATGTCCCCACTGTGGACATGAACTTTATGATGACCAATAAGACCCGAATATGAAGAGACTATTAACATTTGTATTGGTAGTAATTACCTGTCAGCTTGCATTGGGACAGACGAAATCTGAACTTCAACAGAAAGTTGTCACCCTGGTCGATGAAAAGATGGCTCTCCAGGAAGAACAGATCAAGCTCAAGACAGAGATCCTTGAGCTCAAGGAGCAGATTCTGAATCTTAAAAATGAAAATCAGAACCTCAGAGCTGAGGTGGAGAGGTTAAAAACTACACAGGCTTCAGAAACTGCTAATACTTTAGGTGCCACCCAAGCAGGCGCTACCCAGAGGCAGAATTTGACCTCAAACAACTCCAGCACTCCAGGCCGGTGTCAGGCAATAACCGCCAAGGGAACTCAGTGCAGTAGATCAGCAGATCCGGGATCAAATTTTTGCTGGCAGCATAAGTCCACTTACGAGCCATCAGGTAGCACGAAGTCTTCAGTTTCTTCATCCTCCAGCTCAAGTAGTAGCTCATCAGGCAGAACAATCTATACAGGGCCCAGGGGAGGGAAATATTATATAAACAGCAAGGGAAACAAGGTTTACGTAAAGAATTAGTACAGTGTATCGTATAATTGTCTTAATACTCTTCCTCGTCCTACAGAGTGGCGTATCCTTCAAGGCAAGGGTGATTGGCGTTACTGATGGAGATACCATCGTGGTTCTGACTGAGGATGAGCAGCAGGTAAAAGTCAGACTGGAGGGTATTGACTGCCCAGAATCGGGCCAGGAATTTGGATCCCGAGCCAAGGAGGCCACCGTCGACCTTTGCTTTCAGAAGGATGTCACCATCAAAAAAACCGGTGAGGATCTCTACGGTAGGACCCTGGGGTATGTGTATGCTGGAGAGCTATGTGTAAACAAGGAACTCCTGAGTCTTGGCATGGCATGGCATTTTAAGAAGTATAACAAGGATCCAGAACTGGCAAGGTTAGAAATGGAAGCGAGAGAAAAAGGGATTGGACTTTGGGCAATGGATGCTCCTATGGCACCATGGGATTGGAGGCATTAGTTGTCAGGATCGCGGAAGGTTATAGCTATAGTTGTTTTGTAGGTTATGATTTACATACCCAGGTGAAAGCAGATGTGTAACTTTTTTTCGTTCTCTATTTGATATTTAAAAGTTTTTTTAATTTTGTTAATAAATTGCTTTTCTGTCTGTTAAATTATATGCTATCTTTTAACCGTAATTCGTATGATGGTGAAACGCCGTACACCCAAGCAAGTACTTTCGATAGACGCCTTGCTAGAATTGTTGGGAAATCTAATGAATAAAGTTGGCGCAGTCGGTTTCATTGTGATACTTTGTGCTGTTTTCATTTGGATTGTCCCTGACGCAAGCCAGAAAAAGGAAATTATTGATATGTGGTTACTTTTCAAAAATCCAATGAGTATTAACATACTATTGGGATTCAATTTCCTTCAGTTTGTAATCCTAATATTTCATAATTATCATTACAGAAACAAGGTATCCTTTTATATGAAGAGACTGGATGATGCTGTTGAAGAAAAAAGAAGCCTACAACAGAGACTTATGGATGGACCACTGAACAGCTCAAAATAATATCATGAATTACAATGTACTGATTGGTTTATTGATCTTGTCTTCGGTTTACTGGGTCTTCCGAAACATGTATTATAGCAGATTGTCCTGTGAGTATCGGATGAGACTTTATAAGTTACGCGATAAAACCAGGCATTATGCTATCGATAACAAGCTTGATAAGAATGAATGGATATTCGATTATCTAGACATGACCTTATCTAGAACTATCTCTCAGCTTGATAAGCTGCACATAGGTATTACAGTGTTCTTATATAATAAATATAGACGAACTGCAGATTTTAACGATTTTAAGTTAACTGTTAGCAATACGCTTGAGAGTAATCCCATGGCGAAGGAGATTTACGATGAGTATATGAATTTATTAGTAGCTTACTTTTATAAAAAGCATTTTATTGCTAGAAGAGCAGTTAAGTGGTTAATCTCGCTCATTGGATTAGTTCTTAGTACAACCTCGCGATTAAAAAGGGCATCCAAGACCGTACTTCAATTTACATATTCAGATTTTATTAAGATACCTCCTGTTAGACTTGCATACAAAAAAATGAGATCCTCTACGTATGCTATTCCTATATTGCCTGAGACTTCCGCAATGAGGCAATTTTGCGAGAAGCCAGTTGCTTAATATAATGACTTTTGTTGATATCTATTCCTATACTATGATCTTGACGGGTCCTCGTTGGTCTTAAAAAGCCGTACTTTTGTTCCTGTACTGGCCTTCACATATACTTTCTGTCTATGCGTTCACGAATGAGCCCCCGCCGCCCCTGGGGGCTTGTTTTTTACAAACAACTATCCTATGTTTATCGAAGTCACTGCAGTCTTTCTGCAATGAAATGTAATGCAGTCGATAAGGCCATAACGAACCACTGCCTCTTAATCAGCGGGTCCAGGGTTCGAGTCCCTGCAGACCGACCGGTCAGAAAA